TAAATCTACTTTTCGCAGACCCTATGTCAACTGCAAATACTACTGATATATCCCAGAAAACGATTGAAGCTGAGATATTAGCAATTGCTGCGGCACGTAAAGATATTCTTGGTTGCGGTTCAGCACCAATTGATCTACATAAAGAAGCAACTGATGCTGCAAAATTAACTCACATCAAGAATAACGTTCCATCAACTACATCGAACTACTTTGCAACAACTGGTTCTACAGTATATGTTTATAACAAGTATCTCGACAAGTATCAATGGATTACAACCAATGGTTATCTTGCTGGCCTTTGTGCTAATACGGATGATGTAGCAGAACCTTGGTTCTCACCTGCTGGTTTTAATCGTGGTCAAATTCTTGGTGCAGCTAGATTGAGCTACAATCCAAAACAAACCGACCGCGATACTTTATATAAAGCGGCAATTAATCCAATTACTAACTTCCCTGGTCAAGGGATTGTATTGTTTGGTGATAAAACCTTTACACAAAAACCTTCTGCATTCGATCGTATTAACGTACGTCGCTTGTTCATGGTTCTTGAAAAGGCAATTGCTACCGCAGCTAAATTCCAATTATTCGAATTGAATGATGAATTTACTCGTGCGATGTTCCGCAATATGACAGAACCGTTCTTACGCGACGTAAAAGGTCGCCGTGGTATTACAGACTTTTTAGTTGTATGCGACGAAACAAATAATACAGGTCAAGTTATCGATACTAACCGCTTTGTGGCTGATATCTATATTAAACCTGCTCGTTCGATTAATTTCATTACTCTTAACTTTATTGCTACTCGCACTGGAGTTGAATTCTCTGAAATTGTTGGTACTAACTAATATAAATAATATAGAAAGGAAATACAATTATGGCAACTTTAGGAGTAGATGATTTTAAATCAAAGTTAATTGGTGGCGGTGCACGTCCCAATATGTTCAAAGCTACTGTTACTTATCCCGGATACGCTCAAGGAGATACTGAACTTACATCTTTCATGTGTAAAGGTGCTCAGTTACCTTCGAGTGTAATCGGCCAGTTGGATATACCATTTCGTGGTCGCCAGTTGAAAATAGCCGGTGATCGTACGTTTGAAAATTGGACGATTACAATTCTTAATGATACAGGTATGGAAATTCGCAACGCGATGGAGCGTTGGATGAATGGTATTAATGAACACTCAGCAAATACTGGTTTAGCCAACCCTACCGACTATCAAGCAGATATGACTATCGAACAACTTGATAAAGCTGGTAACGTCACAAAATCTTATACGATTCGTGGCGCATATCCCGTTAACGTTGCAGCAATCGATTTGAGTTACGATTCGACCGATGCAATTGAAGAGTTCACAGTTGAATTGGCTTACCAATATTGGGAGTCTAATACAACTTCTTAGTTTTAATTAAATAACATATTGAGTGTGCGGAGGTCCAAACCCTCCGCACACCTTGATATAAATAACATTATGGAATTATTCGGATACGAAATTAATAAAAAGGTTTCTGGTAAGCAGAAAGAAATTGAAACTAAAATCGTTTCACCAATACCTAAAATTAATGATGAAGGAGGTGCGACTGTTACTGTCGGTGGTGGTTACTATGGACAATACGTCGATTTAGAAGGCACCAATGCTATTTCGGATCATGAATTAATTACAAAATATAGAGAAGCTGCTTTACAACCAGAATGTGATGCTGCAGTATCTGATATCGTTGATGCAGCACTTGCGGCAGACGATATATCTTCGCCTGTTGATTTGAATATGAGTAATTTAGATCAACCAGATAGCGTAAAGAAAAAAATATTACAGGAATTTGATAACGTATTAAAGCTCTATAAATTTAATCGTAGAAGTTCCGACTATTTTCGTAATTGGTACGTTGATGGTAAACTATATTTTCATATCATTGTCGATGATAAAAATCCTCAAAGAGGAATAGTTGAGTTAAGATCGATCGAATCTACTCACATTAGCAAAGTAAAAGAAATCCAAAAGGTAGTTGATCAAAAAACAAAGGTTGAATACGAAAAGATCGTAGATGAATATTATCTATATTCTCCTTCTTTAAATTCAGGTCAAGATCGCACACAGGGTATTAAATTTGCAACAGACGCAATCGTACAAGTAAACTCTGGATTGTTTGATGCAAGCAAAACACGTTCGATAAGTCATTTACATAAGGCACTGAAGTTGGTTAATCAACTTCGTTACATGGAAGATTCATTGGTTGTTTATCGTGTATCTCGTGCCCCTGAACGTAGAATTTTCTACATTGATGTAGGTAATTTGCCTAAAGGAAAAGCCGAAGAATACGTACAACAGGTTGTATCACGTTATCGTAATAAGATGGTATACGATGCTGCAACTGGAGAAGTCACTGATGATCGTAAGCATATGTCAATGCTTGAAGATTTTTATCTTCCACGAAGAGAAGGTGGTAGAGGTACTGAAATTACTACTCTATCAGGAGGTGAAAACCTTGGACAAATCGAAGATGTTCAATTCTTTCAAAAGAAGCTTTATCGCGCGCTTAACGTTCCTGTCTCCAGATTAGAACAAGAAAGTTCTTTTACAATTGGAAGAGCAAGTGAAATATCTCGAGAAGAAGTAAAATTTCAAAAGTTTATTGATCGTCTTCGAAAGAAGTTTTCGTATATGCTTATTAGTGCTTTACGTGTTCAACTCATTCTTAAAGGTGTAATTACTCCAGATGATTGGGACGATATTGAAGAAAGTATTAATGTAGACTTTAACGAAGATAATTATTTTTCGGAATTAAAGGAATTTGAAATATTGCGTGAAAGATTAGAAATGGCACAACAGATGGAAGATCTTGTTGGCAAATACGTTTCAAACGAGTACATCCGAAGAGTTGTCTTAAAGCAATCAGATGAAGATATCGAAACTTTGAATAAACAAATTGAAGCTGAAAAGGCTGAGGGCGGAGATGAAGAAGACTTGGACATGGACTTTGAATCTACTGAAATTGAACCTATAAATAATATACATGAGATTGAAGAAGAGAACGAGCACCGTAAAGAAGAATTACACGAAGCTCAATTGAAAATGATACAAAGTATGACTAAAGTATTAGAAGACTAATAACGTTATGTCAAATTTAGATGATGCGAACAGTGCTTTTTCTGTAGCGATATATAAAAAATTACAGAAACAAATCAAGCCTCTTTCAGAAAAAATACAAGAGATTGAGAATGCCACACACTTAATTGAAGCAACACCTGGTCCTAAAGGTGATAAAGGTATAAAGGGTGATAAAGGTGATGTTGGTCCTCGAGGTATTAAGGGCGATAAAGGTATAAAGGGTGATAAAGGTGACAAAGGCTACATTGGCCCTCAAGGTGAAAAGGGAGAGCAAGGTCTTAAAGGAGAAAAGGGAGACATTGGCCCTCAGGGCGAAAAGGGTGATGTTGGACCTAAAGGCGACACTGGACCTAAAGGTGAAAAAGGTGACATCGGTCCTCAAGGCGATAAAGGTGATATTGGCCCTCAGGGCGAAAAGGGTGAACAAGGTCTTAAAGGCGATAAAGGAGAATCTGGAAAAGATGGTACCAATGGTAAGGATGGCCGAGACGGTATTGATGGAAAGGATGGCGTCAATGGTAAGGACGGGCGTGATGGCATCGACGGAAAAGATGGTGTTGATGGTAAGGATGGCATTGACGGCAAAGACGGCATCGATGGTAAAGACGGCAAAGACGGCGCTGATGGCAAAGATGCAGAAGTACCCAATGTAAAAAAGATTATTGAACCGCTTTTTGATAAAGCTAAAAAAGAGCTTGATACTTACATAAGCAAAACAGATAATACTTTTCAGAGTTGGAAAAACGCTATTAATAGTCAAGTTTCCACACTTGGTGGAGGTGGAGAAGTTTGGCTTAGTCGTTTGAATGATGTTCAAAGTTCAACCGCAAAAGTTGATGGACAGTTTTTAAAATATGATAGTTCTGAGGGTAAATGGGTAGGAGCTTCGATTGATGATACTACAAATACAATATTAAGTGCATCACTTTCTGGTAATACAATTACATTC